CACCAGATCTTATAATTTCACCAATCCATAAAGCATCTGGATTATCACATGCTACAAAATTAGCTACAAAAAATGCTTTAATTTCATCATCATTATACTTCCTTGACATTTTTTCAAAGAAGTATCGATCCTTTCTTTTATAAAACGAATCTAAACTTGCTCTAGACTTACCTGCATATCTAAAGTAGTCATAATTCTTTCTCGTAAAATGCTGTTTGAATGCAAGATATTGTTTGTAAGTATCAAATGGACTCATAATTTTGTGGATTAAACATCTCGACAGTTTTTTTCTGCCCCTTCAATTGTATCTTAGCAGCATACTCAATCTTTGGTTTACTCGGACACATATTACAAATCCAATGAGGTTCTGTAACTTCCTTGAAAGATTTTCTAATGTCATCTTCACTGGCATCAATATTGGTTGGTTTATATTCAAGATATTTTTGCCACTGAGGATCTTCTAATTGATCGGTTACAGATAAGGATTCTCTTAAGTAAGCCACCATTGGACATTTCCATAGATGTCCATTATAAAGTTGAGAATTGGCACAAGTACACCAATCAAAACTTGAATCTGGATTTCCATCTTCATGAGGATAATACTTTATCGATCCATCATCATTGAATTGATATTTTACAAGATCAAACCACATCCTTGGAGTATTATCTGGTTGAAGATATGCTTCGCTAAGTTCAAATGTAGTATCAATATCTACGCCACGTTCAATAAGATATTGTGTAAATTCATATCCATTTTCCCAATCTTTTTTGCCAGATTGAGTATATGGTGGACGATGAAATGTAAGTCTAAAAACAACACCCTTTAACATTTCATCAGCAATCCATTCCTTCTCTTGAAGAAGTCTAGATCCATTGCTGAAAAGTTTCACATTACATGGTTGAGTTCCACGTTCACCATAACAAAGTTCTCTAACAATTTTTGTTACTTCTTTTGTTCTGGGTTCTAGTAATGGTTCTCCACCAATAATGCTAACATGACTCCAAACATAAATTTTTGGAAGAATATTTTCAATATCTTTAATCAGTTGATCAATGTCTACTGAACTTTTCCCTGAAAGCAAACTACTGTTATGATTACAACCTCTACAAGAAAGATTGCATCCGTTCATTGTATGAATACTAAGAAGTCTGGTAGTAGGTCGTTCTTTTTCTAATTCTACAATTTGTTCTGGTGTTACTTGCTTGAAGTTGTCAACCCAAAATCCTTTAAGATTTCTAACATATTCAACCTTTGCCTTCAGTTCCTTATCCATTATACAAAAAACTTAGCTCTAGATGTTCTCTTTAAATAATTCAAATTAGTAGCATTCCACTTTAGTTTTTCTTTCAGTGGTTTAGAAATCAATTTCACAATAGATTCGATTTCAATATTATTTTGCTCACAATAAAAACAAATTGCCTCAATATAATTCATGTCAGAATTATCTTTAACAATATTTTCTATATCATTAGTGAACTTGTCCTGACATAGAAACTTACTTTTCAGAATTGATTTAATTTCATTTTTGGTAGTCATTTAACTTATCCTCCACAAATTTTTGAATGTACTTGACTAGTTTTTCCATATAAAATTTCTTATTATACTCTTCATAAACAACAACTTCCCCATTTTCACAAGTCATAATGATGACAAGTTTCTTTACAGGTATGTTAGTCAATTCATAAAACATGCAGGCATATGCTGCTGCCTGAACGAAGTAATTCTCAATCCATTGTTTTGGTTTTGGTTTTTCAGCAGTTTTAAAGTCAATGATTGCAAGTTCTGGTTCTCCATTTTCTCCAGTAAACTCTGCAATACAGTCTACAGTACCAGCAACACCTAGCTCTTTACTATACAAAGATTTTTCAAGAGCATAGATGTTATTTATGCTATTTAATGCAGTTTTTGCCTGAGTGAATAACATTTTAGGAAGAGGTTCCTCAAACAAAACTTCTTTATTAAGCAAGAAGTTTTCAATCAGTTCATGAGTTTTAGTTCCCCTAGTTGTCGAGCGTTTAGAAATACGGTTCGCTTCTTCTTCACCAACTTTCGCTCGCCATTTAGTAAAAATTTCTTTATTATAATGGGAGGTCACCGAGGTGATAGACACCATCGGATGATCCTCCACAGTATAATATCTAACTCCATCAATAGTCTTCCTACTCAGAGCAGGAAGACAAATATCAACATGTTGAAACATCAAAGACCCAAAGCAATTTTATTAAGAATGTAACTTTTGACTAATCCAGATCTTACAATATCTTCAGCACCGAATTCGATACTTTCAAATTCAGGCATCGCTTGAATAATTTTCATAAAATCTAAAATACCATTTCGTTCATTGGTTTTTACAAGATCAGACTGCGATGCATCACCACAGAAATGGATCTTACAATTTTCACCAACTCTAGTAATTATACTATCTAATTCGTGAAAATTCAAGTTCTGACATTCATCTACGACAACAATACAATCATCTAATGTAGTGCCGCGAATAAAACTTGTAGACCAGAACTTTACGCTTTCTTGTGTCTTTAGATTTCCCCATAACATTTCAAAGTCATTATCTGTAGGAAGTTCAAACATATACTTTACCATATTCTTATAAGGAATTTGATAAAGTGAAGACTTATCTTCGTGATCTCCTGGAAGGAAACCAATTTCCCTTGTGGCAACTAATGATCTAACGACTACAACTCTATTATATGGTGTCAAAGGATTTAAAACTTCTTTCAATGCAAGATACATGGTAATAAAAGTTTTTCCTGTACCTGCTGCTCCGTAAACAAAAAGATTTTTATCTTCTTTATATGCGTTAAAAACTTTTGTTTGGTTTTCTGTTAATGGTTCAATGTCAACCATCATGTCAACATTGAAAGGTTTTTTTCTTTGCATTTGTTTTGCTGATAGTCCAGCTCCGACTTGAGAAGAAGTTCTTTTTTTCCTTGATGGCATATTAGAAATGCGTTGTTTTCTGAGGCTTTACTTTTGAACCTGGAACTTTACTAACTCTGTGGAGGACTTCATTCCATCCCCCATCAGTCCTACTGTAAACGTCACCAGTAGCACTTACCGCTGATGCAATTCCAGCAGACCAATCTTTATCCCATTTGGGATTGTCTTTTCTCCACTGATCATAATCAGCGATAGACATAACAAGTTCCTGCGTTTCCCCAGTTTCTAAATGTTTTACAGGATATATGGGCATAGTTATTTCAATTCGTAAATATTTATTGAGTGGTGATAACTTTTTTAATATTGCTAATTTGCAGTGCTGCGCTAAACTTTAATGGTCTAGAAGTACACATATTGCAAATCTGCTCAGATTTAGTAGAGTTATCACAGAATTTTACCAGATCTTTATCATCACAGTCAACTGGTAATCCATCACCAAGAAAAGGTTTCCAACAGTCATCATCTAATTGTTTAGTAACATAAAGAAGTTCTTTTAAAAATGCTGCATTAGGACACTTCCACAATCTACCATTAAAAAGTTGTGGATTGGGACAAGAACACATCTCAAAACTTTGATTTATGTTGTTATGAGCATAAGGATATACTTTACCATTGGAATGTTTGATAGAATTAAACCAGCGATCTTTACCATCATGGTGTTCTGTAACAAGAACCTTGGGACTTTTTACCTTCTTGATGTTATCAATTACTTCTGGAGTATGAACACTAACACGTAAAAACATACCAGGATATGTTTCTAAGTCTTCTTCAATCCATTCTCTATTTTCTTCGTTGAGAAGGATACCATTAGTATACAGATAGACTGTCTCAGTATGCTCTAGGCAAGCGTGCAAGATCTCTTTACAGCGTGGATTGAGCAAGGGTTCTCCACCAATAACGGAGACACGTTCTACGTCTATTCTGGGTAGGATCGTGTGGATATCCTGAATGAGTTTATCCGTGTCAAGTTTACTTCCTGGTGCAAAGTAGTTGCTAAAGTGATTACATCCTTTACAACTTAGATTGCATCCAATCGTTGCACTGACATCAAGAATTTTTAATTTTGGGATTGTAGTAAGCAAGATAAGCAGCTCCTATTGCAGTTCCACCATCATGTGCGGTTGGTTCAGCGTATATTCTAACATCATTTGGCAATTCTTTACGTAATTTATAATTAACAACACAGTTTAAAAAACATCCACCAGATAGGACTAGATTTTTACACTTAGTTTTTTTCAATGCAAGATTAGCAAGTTCTAATGCTCGTTCTTCCCAAAGTGTTTGAATTGTATATGCTGCATCCTCTTTGGAAGATCCTGCAGTATTGTAAAGATCTACTTTTTTAGATCCATACGCTGCTAATCCCATTACTTTTCCAGCATCGTCATAACCAAATCCACAAAATCTTGAGATCCCTTCAAATAATTTACCAACACCATTTTCTCCAGGTTCCCAATATTTTTTATGAACAGTCTTCCACTGAAATCTATTTCCAGTTTTTGCATGGATAATAGTTTCAATCTCTACCGTATCTAAATGATTAGAACCATTATTGTCAACAACGATGCAAGCTGCCTCATCAAATCCAGAACTATAAAATCCACTAGCAGCGTGTGCAAGATGATGTGATTTCCTATAATCAATAAATTTAGCGTTTGGAAATGCTCTTTTGAATTTTGCAATGTCCCTTGCGGTGATCATGTTTTTTTCTGAAAGGACCCAATGAGCATCAACCACTGCAATTATATCCACATGATTTACATAACCAACAAGATCTTTTACTACGTAATCTAATTTCTTTCTCGTAATTCTTTCTGCCTCTAGATAAAAATCTATTTGCCCATTTTTGAGAAGACAAATAGATCCATTATTTGAGACATTTATTCCAAGTATATTCATTTTACTACTAACTTACCAACTTCAGGAAAGTACAAGTAGTTAATATCACTATTATGAAATGTTCTCAAAGCATCCTCTGGAGTTTCTACCAGTGGTTCGCCAGCAAGATTGAATGATGTATTGAATAGAATTGGAACCTTAGTCAAGGTATAGAATGCCTTGATCAAATTGTAATAGTGAAAGTTTTGATCCTCAGTTACAGTCTGGATCCTGCAAGTATTATCAACATGAAGAATGGCAGGGATATGATCTAGCACATCTTCACGAGCATCTACAGCATACATCATGAAAGGACTTTCTTCTAGTCCAGCCATATCAAACCACTCATGAACATGTTCTTTCAAAATTGTTCCTGCAAATGGTCTAAATGCCTCACGTTTCTTAATAGTATTAACATGATCCTTTCCATTAGGATCTCTAGGATCATAAAGAATAGATCTATTACCCAATGCTCTTGGACCAGCTTCAGATCTTCCTTGAAACATTGCAACAATATTTCTATTAGAAATAAGAGAAGCAACTTGTTCGTAAGTTACATCTAAACCTTCAATATGAGAAAGATCGTAGGTAGGACCCAAGTATAATGTTTTCATAGCACACTTTTTATTTGAAACGAGCATAGCAGATCCAATTGCATGACCACCATCGTAAGACAGGGGATCAACATATAGATTTATATCTAATGATTTTAGCAGATTGTAATTAGAAACACAATTCAAAAAGAAACCGCCAGATACAACTATATTCTTTTTACCTGAAAGTTCTACTGCCTTCTTAACCATATAAACTGCATGATTCTCTGCAGATTTCTGTAGATTATATGCTAAATTTTCCTTTGTAGTTTCTTCACCATAATACTTTGTCCACCCAACATCATCCCTTGGATAGATGTCTTTACTACAAAGACTGTGACCATATTCTTCATTGAAAAGATTGACTGAACCAGATCCATAAGCAGACAATCCCATAGTCTTACCTGCTTCAATCTCATCAAATCCACAATATCCAGAAACACATCTAAATGCTTGTCCGATACTAACTCTATTACTGAATAAATTTATTCCGTCCCAAAAGGGTTCACCAACTTTCTCACATAGAGAACGGTTATAGAAACAAGAATAATGTTTAAATAGTGGAACAAATTCTCTATTTACACAATTATAAATGCTTTCCGTTTCACAGAACAAAGTACCATTTTTCCTTACAACAGATCCTTTACCATCCATCACCAAACATACAGCGTCATCAAATCCAGAACCATAAAAAGCAGACGCTGCATGACACTCATGATGCCTATTAGAAAAGTCCAGAACAACCTTTATTCCCCTAGAATATAAAAGTTGTTCTAGTTTTTTTCTAGCAGTAACTCTTTCTAAATGTTTTTTGAAAGAATACCTAGTAAAGCAATCAGAATAAACTGCGGTATGAATAGTATCATCAACAAATTTATCGCATAATGCATACGCACCAACATCACGTTTTTTTCTAGTAACTCTTTCTTCTTCAAGATAAAATTCTAGTTTTCCGTCATTAACAATAGCAATAGATCCATTCTTTGCTAAGTTTATTCCAAGAATTTTCATTACCAACCAAGTGCTTCAGATACTGTAGGAAATTGTTCTGTAAATACTTCTTTACATGCATTAGCAATATCCATATGCTCTTTCTGGGTTCCATTTGCAGAGCGGAGATTGATATAATGTGCCCATGACCTCACAGATCCAGACATATAAATGCGCGTGGGAGTTGCTAAAGGAAGTACAAATCTAGCGCATTCTTTAGCGACTCCAGATGCAATCATGTCATCATACAATTCCAATGCTTCAGAAAAAAGCATTTTGGTTCTGGATTGAAATGCTTTTACCAACTCTGGATCCAAATCATCAATAGAATTTTGACGATTTTTTACGTCTTGACGACGAAGTTCGGGAATAGGAATTTCTTCAGTTAAGAGATTAGTATCGGCATACCGCTGCGAAAATTCTTGGTACGTAAAAGATCTATGACGCAAAATTTGAGCCGCGATACCGCGATTTGTTTCAATCTCAAGTGTCATAAAAGCTTGCTCAAACACAGACCAATGATTATGTTTGATACAATATCGTAGAAGTCCCGCATAACTTTCATTATCTTGATTTGCAGGATTAGAAACTCTGGCAACATATGCCATAGTTTTTTCTGCATCTGGTGTTACACTAATCAGTCGTACTGTCATCGTATCCAAATCCTTGTTTCTTTTTCTTTTCAAATTTTTTTCTTGCTAAACCTAGAATAGCTTTATCCAATGCTACCTTCATATATTGAAGTTCTGCTTCGGAGTAGTTCCAAGGTTGTTGCAATGCTTGTTTTACCAACCTAATGGTATCTTTATATCGCATTAGATGTTACCTCCCGTACTAATTATACCAACAAAAAAGGGGGAAGTCAATTCCCCCGAGAGTAAATTATGCTTTTGGTTGTATTCGCTATTCGCAAATAGCGAATTTACTTATCTCGCCAAACAATTTCAGGATATGCTTGCTCTACAACACTTCTAGTGATGCGATATTTTGATTGCAAATCTTTATCCTTGACCAAAGAAACAATTTCAGCTTCGTCTGCATGAAGTGCTTCAAGAAGCTGAACAAACATTTGTTCGCGCTTCATTTGTGAAATTTTATCGTTGCCACCTTTCACAAAATTATAAAGCATTCTCCATTCATGGACAAGCCTTGTATGTCCTGCAGTTCCAGCAGGTGCTTCATTTTTTTTATAAGGAACTTCTCCTGGTGGAAGAGCACTTTCAAGACCCTTATCAAAATTCCAGATAAGAAGTGCTTTAATATGATCTCCTCTGTGTTCTTGAAGAATTTCAACCTTACGTTCTACAGTCTTACCACCGTGAGCAGCTTTTAAGACTTCAGAAACTAAGGGATTATTTGGTAGTTTTGTCATAGTTAATCGTCAAATTCATCTAAGTGTTCTGCGTTACCTTCAAATCTGAAGGCAATAATTTCGTCTGGAAGTGGATTACCATTAGCGTCAAACATTTCAGGATGAGAATATTGTGGTGTGACATCTTGTAAATATTGTCTAACCAAATATCCAACAATAACTCCTAATCCTAATGTCAACAGGCAACATAAAGTTGCTAAACAAATAACAGCTGCTAACATCTTTGTTCTCCTGGGATTACCGTTCTCTTATTTCTAAGCAAATGGTAAATTCCTTATTTGTAAAAGGAAGAAACCACTTTCCAAATCTTATGATTTTAGTAGTCGTTTTCCTCCTTCTCAGTAGAAGTTCTACACCTTTATTTATTGTGATATCTAAACTAGGTTCTGTTCCCTTAGATATTTGATTGTATCTGTACATCCGCCAATGTGTCTATCATCTAATACAACTTGAGGGAAAGTTGATCCTTCACCAAATTCTGCATAAAATTGATTACGATCAAAATCCCTATCATATATGTATTCAGTATATTCGATAGCACAATGAAATAAAATTGCTTTTATTTTTTCGCAATATGGACAGTCTGGTTTTGAATATACAACTGCTTTAATGTTATTATACATAAGTTGATTGTTGTAAAAATTAAAATGAGATTTGTCCCAATACAGTCCCGCAGGTATGAAAGTATTTTAAAGGACTTTCCTTTAAATTATGTTGCAAATATAAACAAAACAAAGAAAGAAAACTTAACTTGGAAAAATCACACTTTAATGAAAGATCCAATGAGTTTATCTGTTTATCAACAACTTCTTCAAGATCTTAAACCAAAAACAATTATAGAATTTGGAAGTTATGATGGTGGTTCCGCTTTATGGATGAGTGATATTTTAGACTGTATTAATGTTGAGTGTAAAATTTATACTTTCGATATAAAAAAAATTGAAGTAACCAAAAAAAATATTATCCCTATTACCTGCAATAATTATAACTTTAAAGAATATGTAAAGAATAATTATAATCTTTTTAATTCTTTACTTCATCCTATTTTAGTAGTAGAAGATAGTCATGATAATATTTGTGAAATATTATCTGAGATTGATAAATTTTTAGTTGTTGGAGATTATATTGTCGTAGAAGATACTATAGATCTAAAAAACTACGAACAAACGATAGATTTTTTAAATAAATCTAATTACTCTATTGATACTCACTATTGTGATTTTTGGGGACTCAATAATAGTTGGAACTTTAATTCATATTTAATTAAAAATTGATAGGAGTTAAGTCACTTTCAGCAATACTATATATTTTTTTCTCCTCCATCTTATAAGTGCCTGATGGTAATCCAATTTGCCCTGGAAGTTGTTTATCAATTGTTGATGTAACTGTAATAACTTGATCCATAATAAACCGTTGTTTTCGATAAGATCTTTTATCCTTATCAAGTCCAACCAACATTATAGCATCAGTTTGTTCACCACAGTGTGCGATAACTCGACCAGTTCTGGTATCTGTGACTACCCAGTAATCGTACATAAAAAAAGGGTTCTTATCGAACCCCCAGTTTATCAGATTGTAATGAACTTGTCAACCAATACTTGGAGCAGTCAAGGCAACTTGAGTTGTCTCAGCAGTAGCAAGATCTAGTGGAAAGTTGTGTGCATTACGTTCATGCATAACTTCCATACCCAAACCAGCACGATTTAGAATGTCAGCCCAAGTGTTGATAACATGACCTTGACTATCTTGGATAGACTGATTGAAGTTGAAACCGTTCAGGTTGAATGCCATTGTGCTAACTCCAAGAGCAGTGAACCAAATACCAACGACAGGCCAAGCAGCCAAAAAGAAATGTAGAGAGCGAGAATTGTTGAAGGACGCATACTGGAAGATCAAACGACCGAAATATCCATGAGCAGCAACAATGTTGTAAGTCTCTTCTTCTTGACCGAACTTGTAGCCGTAGTTCTGGGATTCAGATTCCGTAGTTTCACGAACCAGCGATGAAGTAACTAGCGAACCATGCATCGCTGAGAAAAGAGAACCACCGAAGACACCAGCAACTCCCAACATGTGGAAAGGATGCATAAGAATATTGTGTTCTGCCTGGAAAACAAACATGTAGTTGAAAGTTCCACTGATACCCAACGGCATTGCATCAGAGAAAGATCCTTGACCGAAGGGATACACCAGGAACACTGCGCTAGCAGCAGCAACAGGTGCTGAGTAAGCAACCATAATCCAAGGACGCATACCTAGACGGTAAGAAAGTTCCCATTCACGACCCATGTAGGAATAGATACCAATCAGGAAGTGGAAGACGATCAGTTGAAATGGTCCACCATTGTAAAGCCATTCGTCAAGTGAGTTAGCTTCCCAAATGGGATAGAAGTGCAGTCCAATAGCATTGGATGAAGGAACAACAGCACCAGAAATGATGTTGTTGCCGTACATTAGTGAACCAGCAACAGGTTCACGAATTCCGTCGATATCGACAGGAGGAGCAGCGATGAAAGCAACGATAAAACAAATAGTTGCTGCGAGAAGGGTAGGAATCATCAGTGTTCCGAACCAACCAACATACAAACGATTGTTGGTTGACGTTACCCATTCACAGAACTCTTGCCAAATATTGCTTCCACGCTGTTGAGCGATGGTTGCAGTCATGTAAAACTCCGAGTATTTTAGATTTAGTTTGTTAAGAAATGTTTCCATTCCTTAACATTTATTTATCATACATCAGAATTCCCTGACAGTCAATGCGTATAAATACTCACTTCTTTACGATCGCTGATATTTTTTCAAGTCTAGCTGCGTCAATTCTTTTTTGGTCTGATTTTTTATGATCTGACCAAACTGCATCATGAACAGTAAGTGCTCTCTCTTCCCATAAACGTTTTTGTCTAGATAAACTTTTAATAGTTGGAGATGTCATAATATATCTTTGTCTGTCAATTTCATCAACAAAAACATTATTCCAATCCATCATTGTAATGTGTTCATGCTTTGCATGAATTTTAGGATTTAGATTTGTATACTGCTGTAATTCTTTTAAAAATTCTTCCCTACGTTGCCATTGTTTATTATTTCCTCGCTTAGGATGTTTGCCCTTCCGATTTTTATTCTTTAAATCAAATTTAAGATCAATTCCAGCTGCAATAGTAGATGGTGGCTTATTGTGTACACGAGACACTCCTATACCAGTAAATTGTCTTGCAGCATCAAAAGAATGTTGATCTCGATTTGATCCTATTAATGACCATTTCCACCACAAATCACAAAAATCCATAAAAGTTTTAGTATTCTTTATCGTTCTCCAAATTATTGTGCAACAAGGACTTATATAATTTTTAAAGTTGTATGAATTTTCTGCTAACTTTTTAGTCAACTCAACACCATCTTCATATGAGAAAAATTCACATAAAAATCCCTCAAGCATTTCGTCATAATAATTAAACTCATAACAATGCTGCAATGTTGCAACATCAGTTGGGAACATCTTTCTACAAAAATCGACAAAATCTTTAGTTTGAATATAGCAAGCATCAATCCAAACAGTATTTTCCCCAACGTCAAATAACTTATGTGGATTTATCTTTGGAAAAGAAGATAATCTTCTAGGACATTCCAAATCACAATAAGTTCTAACATCAACATATTCCCATGGACCAATAGTTGTATCTATTGTGCCATCATGAAACATTACATACTTAACTCTTGGATCGTAATAGTTATCTTCTGGAATATTATCATAACCATTTGTAATACAGCTATAAATTATAAAATCATAATTTTTTCTTAAATCAAATTCTTTCAGTGCTTGTTCATGGGTCTGATAATTTTTCTGTTGTTTTTTAGATTTAGGAATATCATTACATATTCCCTCAGAAAGCATTGAATTATAAATCTCAGAAAATCCTGATCCAGTTAAGTAACGTAAATTATTTAAATCTATTTTTGACTTACAATCAATTTTAGATAAGGATGACAGATTGTCTAAAAATAATTTCCAATCACTATTCGTAGTAGTTCTACTATAATCTCCAGATCCACCAATAAGGTTATACCACCAATCTCGATAGAAAGCAAATTTTGATATTATGGAGACAGGATGTTGTGCAGTATATCCAATTTTAGATAATTTAAGTGAGCATGACCCTGATAGTTGATCTCTTGGTCCACACTTTTCATACATTTCCCACCACAATTTAGACCAATGAATAGTTTCTTCTGTCGGTTTTCTCCATAACAAACACGCAAAAATTGTTTCGTGGTTTAAAAAATCATATCCACAATTCTGCAAATATTCTGTAAAGTTACTAAGTTTATCGTCATCAACCCATCCACGTATATAATATTCTAGACACTCTTCAAAATAATTATGCTGTTCTGGGTGCTCTAAAACAAAAAGTTTTTTCTTTCTTAAAATTGTTTCAGATGCATCAAAAAACTCTTTGTTGTTTATTAAATGCAATCTAGATGCATCAACATAAACGCAAGGTTCATCAAAATATTCATGAAACAAAATTTTTGGATGTCGGGAAAGAACTACAGGATCATCGTGTTGATATTTAATTTCTCTAAGTTCCCATGGTGATTTTACTTCAACTGTACCATCATGAAAACAAATATATTGATGCCCTAAATCTTCAATTTCAGGCAATTCACAGTAACCATTAGTAATAGATGTATAGATGATCATAATATGTTATACACTCCCATATAAAATGCATGGTCAGGATAATTAGTATATATCTTCTTACTCAACCCTGTAATTTTTTTCATGTCGTCCAGAAATTGTTCTCTTCTTAAATGCTGCAATTTATTTCCATTTTGAGGATGCATCCCACGTCTTCCTTTTTTGTTAAAAAACCCTAAAGGAACACCAGAATTATTTCTATCTTCAAAAACAAAAGGTTTAATGTCAGTAAATTGAAGAGCAGCATCAAATGCTACTTGATCTCGATTAGATCCAATCAAAGAATACTGATACCAAATATCATCGAATAATTTTATTTCTTCAGTTATAGTTCTCCAAACTATTGTTCCAAGTGGACTTGAATATTTTCTGAAATCATAATTATCCTCCTTCAAAATTTTTGTTAGTTTAATTCCGTCTTCGTAACTGAAGAAAGCACATAGAAATCCTTCTAACATTTCATCATAGTAAGAAAATCTAGACGCATGTCTAAGCATTGTGAAAGGGAAACAATACAATGTGTTTTCTATAAACTCTTTTGTATGGACATAACATCCATCGATCCATACTGTATGTGTTCCATCAGGAAAAAATAAGTGTGGGTTAGCTTTTGGATAGAAAGATAACCGACGAGGACATTTAATATTACAGTATTCTCGGATATCAATATATTCCCATGGACCAATAGTTGTGTCTATAGTTCCATCATGAAAACAGACGTATCTAATATCAGGATCATAATAATTTTCCTCAGGAAATACATCATACCCATTAGTAATGCATGTGTAAATCACCATCTTGCTTTTATCTACAGGGTTTCCTTCAAACCCAGGATGTTTATAGAACGCAAGTTCTTTTTGATCTAACATTTTATTTTTATCGATAAAAACTTTTTGACGGACATTAAATATTTTACATAACTTAGAAATAAATTCTTTAAATTGTAATGTATTTGGTTTATCCAATAACTTATAACTTTCGGAGTAGTCTTTTACTCTAGTAGTATTTTTAATGTCGATAAGAAGATCTATACGATCCGCTTTCATAACTTCCCACTCTGCCATAGCACTAGATATCTGATCTCGATTTACACCAAGATCATACCACTTTCTCCACGCTTCCGACCATTCAATTGTTTTTATTGTAAGTTTTCTGTAGACAACGCAATTGATTGTTTGCTCATATTCTCTAATCATATATCCACTATTTTTTATTTTATGAGCAAGATCTAAACACTCCCGATCAGAAGAAAATCCACGGTAATAAAGTTTACTTATTTCCTCTAATAAATTTCTTTCTGCTGGATGGCGTTGTAAAATCAATTCATGTTTAATAAATTCTGTTTTAAATTTATCAACTAATTCTTTTGTGATCGTATAAGATCCATCAATCCACATAGTATATTCTCCCACACCAAAATAATGATGTGGGAGATGCTTTGGATGATATGATCTTCTGACTGGGCATTCAATGTTTAGATTTAGTTTAATGAATTCCCAGTCTCCAATTTTTTCTAGTTCTCCATCATAAAAACACACATATCTAATATCAGGATCATAATAGTTTTCTTCAGAAATTCTATCATATCCATTAGTAATACATGTGTATATGATCACAATTCAGAGAGGACTTTACTACTAACATTTCCAGGTTCTCT